TCCCATGGCTTTGGACATCTCTTGTAACCTCCTTTCCCATCCTTGACGAAGAAAACACGTTCTAATATAGCATGTTTTACCGATTCAATATCATTATTAGGTATATCCCAGTCAGGACCATTTGTTCCATTGATCCTGTAGTACCTCCGGGGCTTCTTAGACCCCTCTTCCTGCCTGAGTTTAGTGACTACGAATCTCTCACCATCCCCAATCTCCTCAATCTGCAGTATGTCCACAGCTGATGAGCTTGAGGTTCCAGTCACTATTCCCAAGCACCCCTATTCCGAAGATGGACCGACCGCCCATGAAGAGCGATCAGCCTGCGCCTCTAGCACAGGACGGTCTTCAAACATGTCCGTGGCATCCAGTTCCGATTGTGATGGCACCCAGTACATCTTTGCAGCGTACAGAGCGACATTATACAAATCATTGTCCCTTAGATTTTTGAACATGCGGTCGCCGTCCCGGCGTCGCGCCTTAACCAAGCGGCTAGCGTCTTTCTGAATCACCATGCGATTAGCAGGTGTGTCACGTATGATCATGTGATTCAGTTTTAGCGTGCCACAAATTTCCCCAGCCAACACCGGCACCTTTGCCGGCTTCCTATTAGCTAAATAACCTCCCATCCGGTTAGCCCTCCGTACCTTACGAGGGACTGTAACATAACCGTCATTCGTCCTGATGTTAGCTACATAGGGTTCCATTTGCTCCTCCGCTTCCTCATCATCCTCTTCCTCTTCTTCCTCCTCCTCCTCTTCTATTGACGATTTTACCTCCTGGGCGACCAAATTGCCATCGATCACCTCGCGAATTACATCCACCGATAATTCCCGCTCGGGCTCGTGTAAAAGCCATGCGACTAAACAAGATCCAACTCCTACGAAGGTGGAAAGGGAACCAGTAATACATCCCAATCCAGCGACCACAGACCCCGTAGCTGCCAAACCACGTGCTGTGCATCGTTTCACCTTGGTGAGCAGGGGATCCTCTGAGATCTCAACGAAACCGGATACGTTCTGAGCCGATCCAATTGTAGCATCTAACTCGGTTAGCGCCTTTCGTACAATTGTCGTACTGTTTCCGTCCTTAGCTTCGATGACCTCAACAGAGGAAGCCATATCCCTACCGACCGCGGTGGGGATAACATACCCGTCAAGTATGTCATACCCGGCAATGCGTCCCTCATCGGAATGAGAGTAAAATAACGAAAATAAT